AGATATGCTACATAAGGAGAGGGATTGGGCAGCTCACTTCACGCACAGCCTTGCACAATATGCGGATCGCCCTGCCGCCGCTCTATCTGATAACTTTCCATTCAAGTCTTCAGAGAACCCAAACATGTCTGCTTGTTTTTGGGTTCGGTTTAAGAGTTTTGGAATTTTTCCAATCCCGCGTACCACGATTTTCTCCAAAGCCGATTGCTTTACTTTCGGCTGTATTTACAATCGGCCACAATTTACGGTATTTCATAACCACTGGTATACTGGTGCTCCAACTAAGAGTGAAATAGAAATAATAAATGAAGTCAGTCCCCGCTTCGGATTTGTAACGGGGAGGTGGTATCATATTGGAATTTCGGTAGAAGGAATCTCTGGAAAAATTTATGTCCAGATCTGGGATGACTTCCTGCGGCAAATTGTTGTTGCACAGGATGACCATCAAGACATTGCTATCCCTGTTACACCGTTTAGGTTTGGAGAAGGAAACTTCATTGTAGGAAATGATCCATCAGAGGATGGGGCGTTCTTTGATGGATATCTAGATGAACTAGTCCTCTTCAATGAAATCCGGTCACCTCTAGAAATGGATGCAATCAGACTTGGTAAGTACAATGGGCAGCTAGACGGTGTGGCTGTTACAGAGTCTGCATTAAAAGTGGGGTATCATAAGCAGTACAAAGTTACGGTTCAATCAACTTCACTGCTAGTTGGGTACAACCAAGCTCCGGTACGTAGAGTTGATTCTACCGGTCTTATGATTGGTTTTATCCTTGAGCCTGTTCCTAAAATTCCTCCTCCCCCCGTAATCGGAGGTCTAGCTGGAGGGGGAGCAGGAGAAGGAACGATCGACTTCTGTCATTTAAGTTATAAATTTAAGACGGACGTGTACGCTTACGATTATGGATCAAGCCAAGAGGGTCGCTTTGAAACATACACCTATCCAACTCGACACCTCGAGGCTTCTCTAGGAAGTTCCGATCAGGGTGCTTATTTCCACATTATGAGCGTTCTAAGATCTGGGGCAGCTATTTTCTCCGCACCAATTTGGGCTTTACGTTCTACAATTGTGGAACATGCTCGCGCGGGCCAAACTGTTTTAATGGTTGATGACGCATCTAATTATAGTCCGGGTGAGAATATGATTGTGATGCGTGCCAATGATACAGAAATTTTTGACCTTGTTACAATTTCCAGTATTCAAGGTAACGCCTTATACACCTCAAGTCCCCTTATTCATCACTACCACCCATTTAGAATGCCATCTGTAACTCAGCGGTACGATGAACGCAGTTCTTATATCGCACCCTGTATGACCGGTATTGTAGATATTGAAGATCATGGACTTCACGGCCCCCGCCCCACTTTCTTCGTCAAAGTTAAAGTAGATGGGGGAGCGTGGCCAGGAGCTCAAATTCCAATAGAGTATCCACCCTTCGATGAAGTTCCTTTACGTGCGGCGTATATTGCACCCCGAATTGAAAAGACTGTAGCAGGGACTGAAGATGGCATTCTACAAATCATGGCTCACTTTCCAACTGCAAGATTGGCGTTTGAAGTTGAGTGGTCTTTCATTGACAGCAAGTGGAAGTTGTTGCGGGAACTCTTCCTTTTCGCGAAGGGAAGATCGAGGCCCTTCTATTTACCAACCTGGGTGTTTGAGTTAACCGCGCTACAGGATGCAGCACAAGGAGATACTATTATTTCTCTAGACCCCACATACGTCCAACTTTTAAGTAGATTCCCAATGCTCTACTTCCTATCTGGACGTAATGCAGATCGGTTTGTAGTTACTGTAACAGGAGATGAACCAAACTACCCCGCAGGGATCGAACATTGGAATCTCGATCATGGTGGGACGGGATACGACGTGGGGGATATTATCACCCCAACTCAAACTGGGGGATCTGGAGCTACATTCAGAGTGACGTCGGTTCAAACAGGGACTAGAGACCAGGGTCGAATCCTTGCTATGGTTCTTGTCACCCCGGGAAAAGGATACCAAGTTGCAAATAATGTGACCACGACAGTAGTACCTGGAGGGGGTATGGGCTGTAAAATCGATATTACATATATAACCCTGGATGCGACTGGGTATACTTGTGAACCTTTAGAGAAAGCAATCTATGCAGGTGATAGAGCATGCTTCTACCCACAAGTTAGATTTTTAGAAGATGACTTGATCTTTGAGTTTCTTGACATTGGCAAGTGCGCATCGAAAGTTTCATTCATTGAGGTGTTAATTTAATGCTCTTAATTCCAGGGTTCCCAGCTGGTGATAGTTTCGAATTTGACTTGAAGTATAAGTTTAAGACGGAGGATGTTTCAACCAGCTCAGGGTATGAAGCAAGATTCGATCTCTATACAAAACCTCAACGCGAACTCTCGTTCACATTGGGATCTGCAGACTCATTTGCTTTCTCTCAACTCTCCACAGTTCTTCAAGCCGGAGCTGAGTTGTGCATTGTCCCCCTGTGGCAACTTCGAAGTTCGATGCCCCATGGAGTCTCCGCTGGAATTTGGAATGAGGTTAAACCACAAGATGTAACGGAATATAGCCCCGGGGAGTATGTTTACTTTACTCGGTCTTCAGATGTTTCACTTCACGAAGTGAAACTGATTACATCGATCGCTGGAAGTACGATTTATTTAGATTCGGTCTTTACTCGAGATTACACCCCCATCTCCCAACCTGATACTTTCCCTTACGACACCAGGAGTGGGTATATGATGCCCTGTATCAGTGGTATTGTTGATCATGAAGCTATTGACTTCGTGGGGGGATGTCCCGCATTTATGGCCAAATTGAAGATTGATGGTGGGGCGTGGGAGGGTGCAGACATCTCGAGTATGCCTTCATATTTACATGAACCAATGGAAGCGAAGTATAACTCTCCCAAAATTGTTAGAGATGTTTTAGGTACGGAGAACGGGATTTTTCAATTGAGGGCTTTTGAATCAACTAATAGATTAACATTTGAATTAACTTGGAACTTCTATGACACACAATGGAAGGGCCTGAGAGGTTTATTCTTCGCAGCAAAAGGTAAGACTGTGCAGTTTTACCTACCGACGTGGATGTTTGAAATGCAAATCACCCGCGGTTCAGACAGTGGAGACATTTCGATCTTTCTTCCCCTGGGGTATGTGTACATGTGGGAAAGGTTTCCAAGACTTCTAGTTAAACCTTTTCGGACTAACGTTACTCCATTTGAGGTTGTCGTTTCTGGGCATATAGGCGGTAACGAGTTTACATGTGAATCTCTTACGCACGAGACCCTTCTCAATGATCGCGTGTGCCTTTACCCTCTGGTTAGGTTCGATAACGACGAACTAACGTTTCAATTTAAAGATATTAACAGCTGTCACGTGAAGGCCGTATTTATTGAAGTGATGGTCGAGGAGTAAAATATGGCTGTAATCTACATGAACGGTTTTGAATGGAACAACATGGCCGAGAATATCACAGCGTACTACTCTTGCGCTCTCCAGACTAGAACTTCTGGACATCCCGTTCGCTCCGGAGAACACTCTATAAGTGTTTCCGGTTCATCGTGGTTTGAAACTCAATTCACTACTGGAGTTTCCGATTTCTATGTTCAATTTGCTTTTCGGACCGGTCAAGCCTTCACTAGCGTCTTTAGAGTTTTTTCGTGGAGGTATGAAGGCGTTGTTATAGGTTCAATCGCGTTTGATGGTGTCTCACAGCACCTCCAGTTTTATACTGGCGACCCTTCTACTGGTACACTTCGAATGACCGGAAACACCACAATCGTTCAAAATGTTTGGTATTACGTCGAACTTCATGTTGTCATCGACCCTTCGAGTGGTTTATTCGATCTTCGAATGGATGGAATCCCTGATACTTCTTATGGTGGACCAACCCAACCAGGTGCTGACTATGAGGTTAATAGAATTAGATTTGAGTCAAGTATCGTGAGCGGCTACTACTCTGGATTTTATGTTGATGATATTGTGGTCAATGACACTACAGGAAGTGTGAACACTTCCTGGGTGAATTGTCTTTCTGTATTTTTATTACGTCCTTGGGGTGTGGGCAGCTCGGAGAGATGGGATAAGACCTCTACCACTGCTCTTAATAATTATGAATGTGTGGACGGAGCTCCATCTGCAGACCCAACTGAATACCTTTTCACCGAGTATGGAGGAAAACTGGACTTGTACTTAACAGAGGATCTTCCGATTGAGGCGTACTCAATTGAGGCTGTTAGGGCCGATGCATGGGCGTGTAAGACGAGTGGCTCTAGACGAAATTTGGAGGTTGCAATCCAAACAAACGCGTCAACTTTTATCTCAAGCACCCACGAACTTGATATGTATTACACGCTGTATGGGAGTTACTGGGAGCAGAATCCTGCTGGGGGTACTCATTGGTCAGTGGCTGAAATTAATGCCCTTGAGGTAGGAATGCGCTCCAGTTTCTGATTAACTTTACAAATTCATTAATGGAACTAACTTTCAGGAGGAACTACGATGGCATCTGTAATCTACAATAGCTTTAAACAAAGGCTCATGACCGGCGAGGTTGATCTGGACAACGATGAAATTTGGTGTGCTTTATTTCCAAACGCATATACACCAAACAACGATTCCCAAAATGTCTATGCCGACGTCAGTGCAAGTGAGTGTGCGGCAGGGAGTGGCTACGTCGCGGGAGGTACAATCCTTACAGGCGTGACGGTCATGTTGAACCTTTCAACTGATAAAGGTATCCTTGATGCTAACGATGTAACTTGGGCCAATAGCACAATCACCGCTCGCTACGCAGTGCTATACAAAAAGAACGCGTCGAATAACTCATGGCTTGTTGCCGCATTTGACTTCGGCGCTGACAAGGCTTCGAGCAATGGTGACTTCACAGTTCAGTGGAACGCTAGCGGCATCATCGATCTATACTAAAGGAGGCGTACTCCTTTGGCAATGATTCGGGCTTGTGGGTTCGAGTGGGGAAGTATTGGTGAGTTAAACTGGGCTGAAGGGGGCGCAGCGCCCTCTAATACATTCTCAAGAACTGGAACTTATAGTTTCTATACCCCTTACGGGGGCGCGGGCTATATTTCATTTCCAGCTAACTCAGAAGTTTATATCCAGGTCGCAGCGCGGTGGCCAGACCGCTCAAGCCAACTCACTTCCTTTTTACAAATACTGGGCGGGGGCCAATCTTCTGTCATTATTTCATATGGCCTTGATCCTGCAAATGGCCACCTCTTAGCTTACACAGGTGACGGCGGGACTTTAAGAGCCACGGGCACGACAGTATTACAAGACAACCAATGGTACGTTTTGGAATTCCACCTTAGGATTAATAGTGTGAGTGGAATAATCGAAACTCGAGTTGATGGACTGACCGATAGTACGTTCTACGGCAACACACAACCGGGAGTAATCTCAACGCTTGATGCGTTAAGAATGTCCCCGAGTTGGATTTACACTACGTACTGGGATGACATCGTTATAAACGATACCACAACATCAATGAATAACTCATGGGTAGACGGCGCTTCAGTTATACTACTTAAGCCCAATGCAATTGGCAGTACGTCGCAGTGGAATGTAACGCCAGCGGGAAGCACCCACTTTCAAGCTGTTGACGATGCGCCCCCAACCGTAACTGATTACGTGTCGTCAACAACGTCTGGAACTCTTGAGCTATTTGGGATTACCAATACTCCCGGTAATACGGGACAGGTACTCGGAATAAGTTCAGATCTTTGGATTCAACGGGTTGCAGGGTCAACTACCTCGATTGCCTTAAGTGCTCTAAATTGTCCACAAGGTATTCAATTTTCGGAAGCCTTTAATCCCTCTTTGTCCTTCACGTTACGCTGTGACTTATATAACGTGAACCCCAAGACTGGATTAAGGTGGACTGTAGCGGATGCAGATTTACTTGAAGTAGGAGCGAAGATTGTCTAACCTCATGATGTCCGGTTTTGAAACCGGAACTAGCCTTGACTTCTTTTCCTCTGTTACGCTTGGAGCTAATGCGGGAGTCTCCGCGACTTATAAACGCGGCGCTTACTGGGCTATGTACCTTACTAACGTTGGAGATAAAGTAACAAAAAATTTCTCCCCAAGTCAAACTGAACTCTTTACCCAAGTCGCGATTATCTGGACGCAAGCAATTCCAGCTGCTGGTGTGTACATTAAGTTTTACGTGGGTTCTATCGTTGTAGCGACTCTAGTTGTTAATTCGTTGGGTAGAATTGAAGTTTATACGGGGGATGGAGGGGTAACTCTAAGAGCCACTGGTATAACTATTCTACAACAATACTGTTGGTATACCATTGAGGTTCACTTCAACTACGCTGCAAGTGGTGTGATAGAGGTTAGGCTTAATGGAGTTGCTGAGTGTTCTTGGACTGGAGACACTCGTCCGTCAGCCGAAGGAACTTGTGTTGCTCAGTGGCAAATGGAAACCGGAGCCCTTACTACTGACACTTTAAATATTCAGCCAGCTCTCTCCACCTTTGGTTCTCCCGCAGCAGATGGTACGAACTTTCGTGAGGGGCTATATTCAGTATCGTTTGATGGGTCCAACGCACTATATCTTACAGACGCTAACCTGGCTGCGGGCTTTCCATTAAAAACTGGAGACTCCAACTTAAAGGGTACATATTGTTTTTGGTTTCGTTGCACTACATCCCCCGGAGGTTCCACAATGAATTATATGATTTGTAAGTGGAACTGGGCTGGAAATGCTTTATCAATCGGCGCGGCCATCTATGCCTCATCCAACACTTTTCGGGTATCGTGGGGGTACGGAACAGGCCAGAACCAAGAAGTGTGGGATCCCTTTACAATTACATTAAATCAGTGGTACCACGTTGGGATGGCTTTTGATGGTGTCGCGAAAACCACTAAACTTAGAATCTGGAATGTTACCGCACAAACAGTTACGAACTATTCGAAAACGTGGAATAGTGTGATGCGAGCGGCAAACTCCTCTCCATTTATAATTGGATCGGAAACTATAACATCAGGAGGATTTAAGGGGCAGATTGATGAAGTCTTAGTCTTCAATGGCCCTTTATACGATCCCGCGATTGATTCCATCAGACAAAGCGCCTATGCAGGACTCACTGCATCTCTCAATACTTCCCTAGAAGTTATATCTCCAACCTCCAACGACTTATATATTGATGACGTCGTCATTAACAATAGTAGTGGCAGTGTGAATAATTCTTGGCCGGATAATATCCACGTGGTCGGACTCAGTCCCCGTAGTGATGTCTCTACGGGTTGGAGTGTTGAGCCCTATTCTCCATTTCACTGGCACAGAGCTCTTCCGTATCCCCCTCCTTTGGCGTCTGCATGGGCCGGTCGAATGTTATCTGTAGGGTCTCCAGGACTTACTGAGCTATTTGGTCTTGAGGCCTCGCCTGGAGGGCTCTCAACCAATGTCATGGCAATTCAAGCCAATTGCTTCGCACGCTCCGCAATTACTACTGGAGCTGCGATCACAGTTTTACATTCTATCGTCCAAGTCGGTAGTACGATTTTTGAGTCCACTGATCTGAACTTAACAAACTCTTTCGCCTGGTATGGTTTTACCTGGGAGACTAACCCCGTCACGGGGCAAGTTTGGACTGCGGATGATTTAGGAAATATCAGGTTGGGAGTGTTGTCAATTAGATAATGGCTAACGACTTTTCAAGTGAATCTAGGTGTATTGCGCGCTGGAACTTTGAACCGGGAGCTTTGACTTCCGATTCAAAAGGTACAAATACCCTTACTCCCTCCACAAGCCCTCCCACTTCTGATGGTAGTGATTTTAAAGAAGGTTCGGGTAGTGCTAACTTTGTTAATGCCTCGGATCAATACTTTACAATAACGGATGCAAATCTCCCCGCTGGCTGGCCATTTAAGAGTGCAGACGCAGTCAAGCGCATGACCGTTTGCTTCTGGATGAAGCTAGCTGCAACGCCATCTCAGTGGCAGGGAATTTTTGATAAGGGTACATACGCCTCCGCAAATATGGGAATGATAATTGGTACCACTAACGTTTTAACTGCTGCGTGTATTTCTACTCAGTATGCAACAAAAACGTTAACCCCCGGTGTTTGGTATCACGTCTCCTTTATAATCTGCTCTACGGAGCGGACCTTAACAGTCAGAGTTTACTCAGCTCAAGACGGTCAGATTGATACTTATGTTTTTTTCACTGTAGTCTCAGCTTCCAACGCTCAAGATTTTAGAATTGGGGGTTACTCCGATAATACTAGTAACTATACCTTTGATGGAAAGCTTGACGAATTTGTCGTGTTCAACTCCTGTCTTACAGACGATGAAGTTGATGCAGTACGCAGTGGCACCTTTCCCATTACATATCCATCACCCGTCGCAGCCACTAATGATTTCTCTGGAGACTCTACTTGCGTAGCTCTTTGGAGATTTGAACCTACTGCGAACTTCCTCTCTGACTCAAAGGGTTCACATACTTTGATGAGTGTGAACGGAGCTACCCCCGTTAAAACATTACCTTACTATAAAGAAGGCGGCGGGGGTCTGTATGTAAACCGTCTTCGATACCACGGAGCTTTGATCGCAGATTCAAATCTTGCTGCGGGTTTCCCGTTAAAAAGTACTGATACAACGAAGACCGGAACGTTCTGCTTCTGGGTCAAACCTACCTATCAAGACTCAAACTACCGCGCCGTCTTCTCTAAGATGGATACTGATCAAAACTACCGAACTTTTTGGGTCCATATCAATGATCGACAAATTGGTGTGTCTCTGGGTTCGGGTACGGGTACTACGCATGAAACATATAATACTGGATTGTATCTCGACATTCATTATTGGCATCATGTTACAATTGTATTTGATGGAGTCAATAAATTTCTTGGAGTAAAGGTATGGTGGGAACGGACTGGGATGGGGTCTTCATATATTAACACAGGAATCACAAACACTATCTGGGTCGGAGCTGCCCCTGTAACATTTGGAAAAAATTCATATTCTACTCTCGCTACTACCCTTTTTGAAGGGTATATCGATGAAGTGGTAGTATTCAATAGGATGTTAACATTTCAACAGGCAGATCAAATTCGTCGCGGAGTGTACACAGGCACAGGTCTTTCATACAGTAATAACTTTTCCTCGACTTCTGATCTCATCGCACAATATAGATTTGAGTCTGGAGCTTTGACTACCGATTCAAAAGGTACAAATACTTTAACTGCAGTTGCAACCCCCACTGAAGCTACCCTTGCAACTGGGTTAAAATTCAAAGAGGGAGCTTGCGCTGTTAACTATGCACGGGCTAGCTCTCAAGCCCATCTTATAACAGAAGCAAATATGTCCGCGGACTTCCCGTTCAAGTCTACAGGGCAATCTAGAGCGATGACTTTCATGTGTTGGATTCGCCCTCTGACTAATCCGACTACTAGTACGTACCACACAATTGCTTCAAAGTGGGACTGGAATGCATCCAAAGTTGGTTGGTCTTTAACTAGAACGTATAACGGCACTAACTACTTTATATACGGTTCCCTTGGATATGGAGTTTCGGGGCAGACCAGTGAATCGCTTTCCACCCTCACCGGCTACCCGGGTACTAATATTGGATGGGCGGGTCAGTGGTATCATATAGCTTTTGCAATTGATGGGATTAATAAGCGGGCCTACTTGAGAATTTATGAAGATGGAACTGGAATGATCCGGCACCTGGAATTGAATATGGCGAACACGTTGAGAATAGTAGATGTCGACTTTTGTTTAGGGTGTGAGAAGAACGCTGGAGCTGGAACAAACTTCTTTGATGGAAGTATTGACGAAGCTTTAATGTTTAATAAAGTTCTTTCCATCCAAGACGTGGACGCAATTCGCTCCGGAGCCTTCTCTGGAACGTTAACATATCCCGCACACGTCCAAGGAACGTTCCTACAAGCCGGAGTAAGATATCCATATCACCGTAGGCAGCATTTCATCGATCCCGTGTTTGGTTCGGAAGTTGCTTCAGGTTACTCTTGGTCTGAAGCGTGGCGGTCTCCTTATGGTAAGATGGTCGGGTCTGGGGATATTATTAATGTTGCAAAAACTTTAGAGTCTCCACTGCCCAGCACCTTCTCAGCAACCAAAGATAGTTTTATAGTCACCAGCCCCACCTGCCCAAACTTAGCTCAGAATGATGTACTCCGTATTGGAACCGTCGATCAAATGAACTCCGTCTACTCTTGTGCGGGACTAACTGTTACATTGTGGAGACCATATAGGGGTAACTCTGGATCTGGACTAACAGTTTCAAAAATTCTCCCTTCAGGGGTGCCTTCCACCCATTGGGGCCTGCCTGCTGTCCGCGGTTTTCAAGTTTCTCCAATTTCATTAAGGTGCGGAGTTAACACTTCGACGACTGTACAAGACGGGTTTACACTTCTAGGTACACCAAACTACGCGGTTGACTTCATTGTCAACACCGTCTTCAACTTTTGGGATGTTTCCAGAGTTGGCTTTTTTAATGGCTCGAGTACCAGTCTACTAGATATCAGTGGGGTGGGGTGGAGTTTAGAAAATGTTTATATCTTTAATTCTAGTGGATACTGTCGTATTGCATCCGCAACTTCTCACAACTTTCGGGTAAATAAATTTTTTGCTGAAAATACTACAGGGGCCCTTTCAGCAGGCGCCGCCTCAGCAGTAGCCTTTGAAGTTAATGACTTAGAGGTTTTTGGTGCCACCTGGGCGCTCGCAGACGGTTGGGACTCTGGAACATTCAAACGATTTAAATGTGGAAATTGTGCAAGACTCCTTCAGATATCTGCCGGCCCTGTTTCCAATGTTATATTTCAAGACTCGATTATAGGAGAAGGCGCTCCCGTACTTCGTGAGTTTTACGTGTATAGTGATATGCGGGGGCAGTCAATGGTGTTTAGAAATTGTCTTTTCCCCCAAGGAGACCTTCCCACATTCGAGCCGAATAACAATAGATGGAGTGGCGAAATTTCGTTTGAGAATTTTAACCAGCAGCAAGGGAATAATTTTACATATTACGGACGTCACGTGTTGAATCAACCTTATGCCTTTTGCGTGTCCTCAGAGCAGGAAGTGTATCGCACTGTGCCTCCTTCTATGAAAATTATACTTGGAAGTTGCACCAACCCTGCGTATAGTATGCCACTCATTATTCCACTCAATACAATCGCTTCCGCGAACGTACCGTTGACCATCACAGTTTGGCTTAGAAAGAACTTCAGTTGTGGCAGTGACCCTCTACCAACAGTTCGACTTAGATACTTAACCGGGACTCTTGGAGATACATCAACGGAGTTTGGACCAATGATCTCCAATGAACAGCCCTATCCTTTCGTCGCCTCAGCCTCAACTGAGTATAACGCTACGACCAATAGGGCGTATACTGCCTTTGCGGATACCCAGATCGGTTATTATTGGGCAAGCTCTTCCGGGGCGCCTCAGTGGTTGAAAGCCTTTAACCCCGCTGGCATTACCGTTTCTTCATACTCTATTAGAAGTCGGTACGATGGCCAGTTAAATAATCTACCAAAGAACTGGACGTTCGAGGGGTCCAATAATGATTCGAGTTATGTAGCCATAGACACACAGACGAATCAAACTTGGACTGTAGCTGGAACTGTTAAAAGTTATACTTGCTCGAGTCCCACCACATATAAGTACCACCGACTAAACGTCTCAGCTAATAATGGTGGGACCTATGTTGAAGTAGCTCGTCTTCGCCTCTTCACTCAAGGTGGAACTGCTCCCTCAAATTTGGTTGTTGTTGAAGACGATCTTGTTATGTCAGACGTTTCAGATACATGGGTTTCAGTTTCAAAACAAATAACTCCTACGAATACGGGTACAGTCGATATCGAATTAATAATGCAGACCCCGAATATTACCTTGAAGAGTGTTCCTGCCGCGGTAGTTTGGGTTGATGATATTACGGTAGTATCTGGTTAACCCATTTCTATTCCCTTGACCTTTTTTCGTACCGAGGGCAGGAGTGGAACGTTGGGGAAACGTTCAAATTGAATTTAGATATAGAAGGAAAGGTCAGAGGCCATCAAATGAAAAAATCTTTACTCATCACAATAGGTGCACTACTGACTCCAGCTCTGGTCCTTGCTGCGCAATCTCTTACAACGACTGCCGCCCCCTCTGCTCAGGATGTTGCAGGTTTTAATACATTACGTGATGTTGTTATTCCTTTAGCGAATATGGGGATTGGGGCAATCATCGCAATTCTCCTCATCTGGCAAATTTTTCCCATCTTAAATAGAAACACTGAGACTCTGAAAGAGATTGCGGCCACCCTAGATGTTATTTCAAACAACAACTTACGACTGGCGGAGAAGCTGTTGGACATCATCGAAAAGCAATCGATGTCGAAGAGGTAGGAATGTCTCGTGCAACCCTCAGGTGTCAAACCCCTATTAGACCTTTCCAACTTTGAAAATGAGGTCCAAGAGGTTGTCGTTAAGGTCCAATATACGGAGAGTGTCATTTACAACTTTCTATTAAATCCCCATTTGGAAGTAAATCTTTTTAACCTGAAACAACAAATCAATCTAAGACGAACTGAAAAGGGTTGGGTGTAAATGGCTTTAGTTTACATGAGTGGCTTTGAACACCGCGCTTGGGAGCCAGAGTGGAGCAATTGGTATATCGCAGCCCCGCTTTTCGTGACGACGCCCGTTCGCTCAGGTACTTATAGTGTAAGATATGCTCAAACGACAGGTGTGGGGAGGTCACTACCCGGAGGGCTGACCCTTAGTGAGTTTTATTTTCAATTCGCAACGTACTTTTTATCTTGGCCCGGCACTGATTATAATTATACCAATTGGCTATTCAAAAGTGGGAATAACGCCGTTTTCACCGTACACACAGCAGTAGGCTACGCAGTTTCGTTGTATTTCGGAGAGTACGTCACTCACATCTTTACTGGAAATACTTTGATGTGGCCGGATCAGTGGTATGTTGTTGAATTTCACATTAAAATTCATCCAACCGCCGGAGTCTTTGAGATAAGACTCAATGGTATTCCAGCTGGCTCCTTCTACGGTAACACCCAATACCAATCATATACTTCCATTAGCGCCTTCGGTCTCCCAGGCAAGAGCACAGGGCAGCATGACAGCTTTGTTGATGATGTGGTAATTAATGATACAACTGGAAGTATAAATAATTCGTGGCCTGGAGGGTTGAAGATTGTACGGCTAGCTCCAACGGCTGATGGAACTTCTCAACAGTGGACTCCCACTCCAGCTGGACTAACTCACTACACTGCGATCGATGAAGTACCCCCATCCGCTACCGACTATCTTTCAACCTTCAACTTTGGAATTCTCGACACCTTCACCCACCCGTCTCTTCCTGAAGACGTGATCCCCACAGGTCATTTAATAGTACAAAGTGATGCTTGGGTAATGAAAGACGCTGCTGGAAGTTCAGGAGCTATATCACCTTCGATAAAAGTTGGTTCCACTGTCTATCAAGGAACTCCAGTAGCTGCTTCAACTACTTACGGTTTAGCCAGTAGTACTTGGGCTACAAACCCCGCAGGTACAACTTGGGATATTACTTCTATAAATAATTTAGAACTAGGCTTTCAATCGTCTGGTTAAGATCTTCCGTACTCAACCTCCTCCCTCCCCCACCTCTATGAGAAGCCCAGTTAGCAATAGCTGGGCTCCCACCTTAAAGCATTAATACAAATTTAATATAGGGGTTGAAAAATGGCGTTAGTATTTATGACTGGGTTTGAGCTTGATGTCAATGATCTCTACTGGCGTGGATCTTACGCTGATCCTACCAACAGCCAGAAGCGCTCTGGGACTTATAGTTCGGGCAGGTGGTACTTGGGAGGAGGGTGGGTAGGTACCCAACTCTTTACTCCCTGCACTGAACTTTTTGTTCAGTGCTGCTATAGAAGGGCGAGCTCTGGAGGCATTAACCCATTAATGTCGATTGGAAACTCTACCACTAGTGGTCTTAGACTTTATTGGGATGCATCTCATCACCTCTACTTTCAAATTCCGGCCGGAACTTTTGCAGGTACTACTGGACTAACCGTTATGCCTCTAGCTACGTGGGCGTGTGTTGAAGTCCGTTTAAAATTACATGCTACAGATGGGATCGCGGAAGTTAGAATTGATGGAAGTACCGAACTGTACTTCACGGGAAAAACTGATTACATCGCTACAATGGATCGAGTCGGGTTCTACTCTCCTCTGGAAGACGTTAGCCTCGATGACATAGTAATCAATGATAAATCCGGCTCCTCGAATACTTCTTGGCCGAATGGACAGCACGTCGTATATCTTCCTCCGACGGGTGATGGAACTCTTAAACAGTGGACGCCCACTCCCGCAGGACTTACTCACTACACTGCCGTTGATGAGGTTGTGAAAACTACAACTGACTATCTTTCATCACTAGACACTTCCAGTCAAGACTTTCTTTCGTTGGCAAATTTACCGGCAGGAGCAACTGCCGTCTCCAGCATCCAAGTCATTTGTATGCCCCGCAAGATGTCAACTACTACCTCCCCCTCCACTTTGAGATTATCGACTCTTTCAGCGGGAGTAACTACTTGGACCGATCCTAAGATCATTGGACTCGGCTGTGGCTTTTCCGATTATACTAGGGCGACTTGGGATGCGAATCCAAATACTGGACAACGTTGGACCGTTGATGAAATCAATGGTTTACAGATAGGTATTAAAGCGGATAGTTAAGTACAAATTAGGTAGTGAGACTACCGGGAGGTTCCAGACATGACTATAACTGTGAACACTTTAAACCTTTTCACTCAGATTACCCCCGACGGGTCAAGTGATTGGGATAGTAAAAGTTTATTCCCCCTAGGGATGAGAGTGTGGGGTATTCTTTTCTACCCATCCGCCGCTCAAGATATCATCTGTATTAAAGAAAGTAACGAGGCAGGACCCATTATCTTCAAGGCGGTTGATGTAGAAGGGAGGGGGTTATTCATCAACTTCCCAGGTAATATAATTTTTCCATATCTCGATCAGAGTGAATGTACTTTTGATACAGCATCTAACGTTGTTATCACTTTCTACCAGTCATAACTCATGGACGGGGGAGAACGATGTCAGGCTTCAGTCGGCAAAAAAAGCTGGCTATTATTCAATCTCTTCGACGTTTACGGAGGCAGAGACGCTTGAGTAATGAACGTCTCACCTTTCAAGATGTCGAGAGTGTTGTTTGGGGTCTGCCTCAATCCCGTCTCGAAAGGTTTTTTGGGTACGTGAATAGAAAAATTTCCGCTTGGCAAGGTAAAAGGTAACAACTGTGGCGAATGATTTCTCCCAAGACGCATCTTGTAAAGCACTTTGGAAGTTTGAGAGCGGCGCTCTTACCGTTGACTCTAAAAGTACTAATACTCTTCAGAGTGCTAATAACCCCGCAGCTAATACTTCAGACTTTAGAGAGGGAGCTGGGTGTGTAGCTCTAACCGGAGATCCTACGCAGCAAGGTTTGGGTCCTTGTTTCAAAATTGACAATGTTGATCTAGTCGCGGGCTTCCCCCTCAAAACTGGCGATACCGCAAAGACGATGACTATTTGTAGTTGGATAAAACCTTTGGACGTCGCCCAATCTGATCCCCTCCTAGGCTTTATAAATACTGATGATATTAATATGTGCTCGCTGGGTGTTGGCTATGGAGGTAGCTTTTATAACCTTAGAGTTAAATTTAATGACCAGATAAGGAATACTTTCATTCAACTCTTTGATAATGAGTGGCACCATATCACCCTTGCTGTCGATGGAATTAATAAGTTAATGTATGTTCGGGTGTATCGAGTTGCAACTGGTATCACCTATGCCTGGTGGAGCACCTTTACCGCTGAGCTAGTGATTGGTTCAAATTTCGGTGTCGGTACTCGAGCCGATATTCGTTCTGGGTATGGTTATAAATACATGACGTTTAAAGGAAGTTTCGATGAAGTGGTTGTCTTCAATCGGTTTTTAAATGTCAGTGAGATGGATCAGGTTCGCAGTGGAACTTTTGGAAGTGGTGCTTCAGTAGTTGCGGAAACTGGAACTTTAAGTCTAACGCTCAATCCTTTATATGTAGACGACACTGGACCGATTGATATCTATACTGAAGTTCCCGCAGGAAGTCTACCCTGGAAGAAAGTCGCGGGCAATCCTCAAGCAGGGGATCTTAATTGCCTTGGGATGGTACGGCACGAGAACCGTTGGTATATGATTTCATGCGAATTTGTTCCAGTACTCCCCACTGGAAGTAACTTTGAGTACGTGCTCTCTGAAGTACTAGATATACAAACAATGCGTCGAGTTCGAAGGGGGGGCCCTTGGTATGGAACTCGTTACCCCACTTCAAGTATGTGGATGGATGGAAACTCCACCAATGGCTGTAGATTAATAGTTTATAAAGATAAAATTTACTTTGTTATGAAGGATGAGTCGGCTACTACCCCCCGAGTTTATTATACTCGTGTCTTTCGTTTTGACCCTCGCGCAGGGATTGGCCCCGTTACTAATGTCTACACTGTTTCAAATCCTACTGTGGAAGGGTATGTAGATGCTTGGCCAAATGATATGGTCATCCACAATGATAAGTTATACATTGCTTGTTGCGAGAAAATTATAGTCTTCAATGGTACTTCTTGGTCGACGCAGGAACCCCTTGGGGTCTCGTTTTTGGGGCGTCTAATCCACTATGCTTACACAGACTATGTGAGTCTTTGTTCGCATGGAGGTAAACTTTACGCAAGTGTTAAGATGCACGGTGAGCCTCCCCCTGGATATACGTATGGGCCTCAAACCTATGAAGGGTATAGGATCATTGCTACAGCAGATGGCCATAGTTGGACTATTGTTTCTCAATGGCCAAATGATACTTACTCGAGTTACGATGACATATTTACTAGCTTGACGTCGTTCAATGGAAATATCTACATGGCGCTCGACGTTGAGACTAGTGAAAGGTCCGCTATCTATAAGCTTGTAGAGGGTAAAGGAGATCCGCAATTAGTCAGAAGAGATGCTTCATGGAAATATCGTGTCTATGGAACTCTATTCACCACGCCATACGACTGTCTGACCAAGATGTATATTGGAAGTTATAATAGTATTAAAGTGATGGATGTCAATGAAACCATCACAAACGATATTGCAATTAAACCACGAAGGCCTACGCAATTTTCTATAACTTTTCCCATAGACCCAGATACGGGAAGGCTGGTTTATGTTGGGGGGGCTATTGGATGGATTAGTAGTGTAAATAATATTATCCCGTCAAACGTTTATTACACTGAGACTTACTACAAAGACTTTACACCTGCCTACACTGTTAAGACAACGCTGCCTAGAAAAACAATTGTTCAACTGGATAAAGACCCCAAATCTAATCCAAATCCGGACAATCCGGATCTCTATGTTCTTGTAGACCCCCCGCACGCACTATTAATACTACATGAAGTAACAGTCATAACAACCATCGTCGTCGGCATCGACGTTCAAATTGTTTTAGGTCCGGCACCCATCTCCCTTATATGGAGTAATTTGGATTGCGATGTTATTACTTCTAGTATTCTTAATGTTGACTTACTCAATCTTTCAACAGTAGTCTTCAATGCGCACGCCACCATCACTGATAATGTTTCTCACAGCGCAGACCTTCTTTCGCTGACCGCGTCCTGCATTCCAATAAAAGGAGTTCAACACGGAATACAGTTGGGGGGACCCCACTGTAAAGCTCTATGGAACTTTGAACCCGGCGCCCTGACTATCGACTCCAAAGGTAGCAATGATTTTACAGACTACTACTATGTTACCGAATCTACTGGGGGCTACAAGCAGGGGGCTGGCGCCGCTGACTTTGAGCTTTCTTCTCTCAATAAATTCCAAATAGAAGACGAAGATCTGGACGACGGCTTCCCTCTCAAGAGTGGCGACACTACAAAAACTATGTCCGCTTGTTTTTGGATAAAGCCTGAAACGGTTGCGGGCAGTCAAAGTATGCGAGTCCTCGCTAAGTATAATTATACCGCTGAACAAATTTCATTTGGCATTGCAATCAACTCAAGTAAGATTCGCGTTCACTGGAGCAATGACGGAACTTCTACAGCGACTTTTGCAACAACGAATCCAACATTAGTCGTCGGGCAGTGGTATCACGTCGCAGTAGTTATGGATGGGATAAATAAAAGTATTTACATTAGAATTTGGGATGATACTGCCCAAACCGTTTATGAATCTTCCTTCACCCCGACAACAGAAATGTACGTTGGCTCTAGTGCTTTAACTGTCAGCGGTATTGCAGCCTATGAAAATGCAGTGTATGGTTACGATGGGATATTAGATGAGCTTGCAGTATTTGATAATCTATTAACCCCTTCCAATATCGATCTGATCAGAACGTCTGGGATCCCAGCTTATGGGCATCTAGAAGAGTTTGGTCCCGATGCATTAGCTATTACAGACTGTATTAGTATAAGCGTGACCCCTAAGTCTGCGGTTGCACGCATTCCTGTTCAAGTACCTGTAAGTGTGGTTAGCGGTGCCTTCACCTTCCACATACCAAACATTAAGTTACCTCACTCAGCTCCAATACACCACCTTAGGGCGATCCAACACACTGATATCGGGATTTCAACCAAGTATGTCTACAACATGTTCAGTGACCCTAGTTTAAAAGCAAGATTCAAATTCAATAGTGGAGCTTTAACTACTGACTCCGTTTCTACTAATGTTTTAACTTCCCACGGCACCCCTGATACTATCGCCTCAGGAATGCCGGAAGGCAATGCGTGTGTGCAACTCGTACCCGGTACCACCGAGTACTACAGTCGAACTAATACCAATCTTTCACCCGGCTTCCCCTTAAAAAGTACTGAAACAGCGAAGATCGGAACGTGGACGTTTTGGTTTAAATCCCGGATCACCCCTGGCGCAGCGATGCGTTTGGGCGGAAAGTATTACTCTGCCTCTGGCGGGCGCTCTCTTGGAATTTCCCACGAAGCCTCTGGGAGGCTTATGATTTTTTGGGGAGGTCCCGGCGGTACGAGTTCTGAACAGATGGACACCGGCTTTACAATTGTACCAGGTGAGTGGTATCACTTCGCGCTAACCTTTAATGGAGTTGCTAAGTCTGCATACGCGGTTCTGTATAGAGTCTCAACTGGAACAACGTTAACTTTCCCTATGACTTTCACAAACGCTCTTTACCTTTCATCCTCCGCGGACTTCAACATTGGTGCTTTTCAAGGTGCCGGCTGTTATGACGGACAGATTGATGACTGGTGTGTTTGGAACAAAAGGCTTTCGGATACCGAAATCTATCTAGTTAAAGAGTTAGCGGGGTCTAGAACTTATGTTTATGATACAGCCGAAACTTCAAATATCCTTGTGGGCTTACTTGAGCCCACCATCAACTTCGATATGATTGTCGAGGTAGGTAAACTGAGTTTAGTGCGGACTCTTTACGATGTGGAAGTCTCCACGACGCACCCATTCAATGACGCGATTGACAATTGGGATTTAGTTTTAACTCTCAGTGGAAGTACTCTCCCCACCATCGAAGAATCTGTAGCATGCGATACCCGATCAGTGGTTGGAGAAGCCACCCTTGGCCGAAGCATCTGGGTCTTTATTGGCGGTGAGTGGGTTATTCAAATCTTTACGTTAGGTGAACGGACCCCAACTGTTCCCGGAAGTGTAGTGATACACATCGGGAGCAGAACTATCACCGACAATGGAATTGGCCAACTGGTAGAGTCGGGGGATCCAGGAACTCACGGGTCTTGCTACTACGATGAAGGTTCTGTTACTTTGTACATAACAAGCGGTCCTCCACCAGATCAGCCGACTTGGGATTACGATTACGTACCATCATCCGTCAAGCTGTCACAGGAAGGCGCGTATCTAAATTCAAAAATGACTACCTCCGTAACCGGCCCGGGTGATTTGAGTTTCTGGTGGGCTGTAGACTCGGCGGGAGGTATGACTGATACGTTCACCTTTTCCGTAGATGATTGGCCTGTAGATACTATCTATGGGACGAATGATCCTCTCGTATGGGCCCAGAAGACTATCCATATTGATGAAGGAGTACACCCAATAGAGTGGAGCTTCTTCAACGGCGACGCAGGAGGAGATTCTCATGCAGGGTGGGTTGATAAAGTTTCCTATGTCCTCAACAATGTAATCTCGGATGCTGAACTCCAGAGTACAAATATTACTCCTCTCGAAGTCGGAGTAATTATCTCCACCCACAACGTCGTGGAGCGCGTAGCTATTACAGAGTCGATTCATGAAGTCACAGTCAATACGAAGTGGAATACCTATAACATCGTCTCCGTGTTTCACTTGACCCTTGCTATCCGTAGGATCGCTTTCGGAGGTGTTGGAGGCGTTAGTATTACTGGAAGAGGGCTCGGACTTTCTACCGGGATTCGGATTTAATTCGCTTCACCCAAACTTGACCCTTTCACCCTGTCACCATATCAATCAAGAGGGTATAAAAGCCCTTTGTTTACCCCCATATAGGGGTTGGATTCAGTGCGACATTCGCATGCAATTTCTGCGGGGTCAGGGTTAATTGATTTGTCTCAAGTCCGGACCCCTGTCCAAGAGACAAATTGAATACATGGGAGATGTGATTCCTTTCAGAGTGACCGATGGAATTTTGATTAAAAGGGTCTACAGAGATGCGGAAAGAGAGATGGTGCAACTTAAAAGACTAGCGCAATGGGAATACCAAGTCACGGCTGGATTTTCGGATCCCGCACCCGCAAGTACAGATCCTACGGTAAGGTGTTTGTGGGAGATGGGATTGATTGAACTCTGAGGAGGTTGGAGATGAACCCAAGACCTGATGCTAAACTATGTGACCGTTGCTTTCGAATTCATACCGACGACACTGAACTTTGTTTTAGTTGTACGAAGGTCATAGATAGAGAGAGGCGAGCCAATGAGACTCGCCTCGACATTCCTAATTCTACCAGTTCAGATTAACCGCACTTACTAAAGCCACAGTCCAAACATTCAGCGCAGCCTTCCTTATGAATGTATCTCCCGTGGCATACTGGACACTCATCATACTTTGCGAGCAGGGAGTCTCGGTCTGGATTGAGATACTCTTCCCACAACACTTTAGCAAGTCCATCGTATATTGATAGGACTTGCTTTCCCTCATCCCAGACTATATCCTTTCCAGCGATACCAATTAACTGTTCATAGATAGTATGAACCGAACCCCCCATCTGGAGATTCAGACTAACCATTCTTCCGAGTGCTTCAGCGTGCGCCTTTTTATTTGCTCCACTCTTACCAATCTCCACGAAGCATTCAACGGGAGCTCCTTCCATTTCGTTTATTGTTACATACATATTACCTTCACCGGTACGAATCATATCCGTAAAGCCTCGTAGCCGCTTCGGGCGTTTCACTCTTCTTAGTTCAGGAGCTATTCCAACTCCGCCGAACTTAACAGGTTGTGTAGTGATACTTCCATCTCGATAGATCGTTATCCCTTTGAGTCCCTGCTCATAGGCCGTCTTAACAATCTCTTGTATAACATCAGTCGTCGTCGCATTGGGCAGATTCACGGTTGAAGAGATTGAATTGGTCACGTACTTCTGAAGCTCTGCTTGCATCAACACTCTATCGATCCATCCGATGTCGTGTGCAGTCTTCCAAAGACGTTTCACATCATTGGGTATCTCATTAAACTTTTGAATCGATCCTCCTCTATTCTTCATTGAGTTAATCAAGTCAACTGAATACCAACGTTCATTTTGATATCGCTTTTGAAACTCGGGATGAACGAACGTCATGATGTCTCCCGTGTCAGAGATCTTCTTATCATAGACGATTGCAAATAAAGGTTCCATCCCTGATGAGCAGTCACAAGAAATAGAAACAGTTCCGGTGGGAGCAATAGTTGTTACTTGGGAGTTCCTCACCGGTCTTATAATACCCCACACCTCTTGAATCCTTTCCTTCGCCTCATCGTAAAGAGGGAAGGGCCCATGCTCGTCAGCAATGTTAGCTGATTCATCCCAAGCAACTCTTGTTACGCATTCCATGATGCGGCCCGCCGTCTCACGAGCCTCCGGTGAATCGTATGGTAGTCCAAGATGAATGAGTGTATCCGACAAACCCATAATTCCAATCCCGATGTTCCGAGTTGCCTGAGAAACTTCCTTAAATTTCTTGGTCGGGTACTCACAAGCATCGAGCATGCCATCCAAAAGTCTGGTTGCGATACGTACCGTTTCTTCAAGCTCATCCCAATCTATTGCTCCTTCCGCAGTCTGTGAGAAGTGTGCCGCGATGTTAATACTTGCAAGGTTACAAGATCCATAAGGTATTAAGAATTGTTCGCCACACGGATTAGAAGAACGAATCGGTACTCCAGGAACTGTACTAAAACGATTCACTCTATCGAGGAACACTACTCCTGGATCTCCACACGCGTATGAACATTCAGCAATCGCTAGAAGTATTTGCCTTGCCTTCAATCTCGTCTTAACTTGTTTATCCTTTACTCCCTTCAACTCCCACATCTCATCATCCTGTACTGCCTTCATAAACTCATCAGTACAGTTGATTGAGATATTAATGTTCTCCAAAGCCTCTGTCGTCTTCAACTTTACTATGTCCAGGACATCAGGGTGGGTAATATCGAATACCACCATAGCAGCAGCTCTTCTCGTTTTACCCCCGGACTTAATTGTGCCTCCCAACGAGTTGAGGTGTCGAATAAAAGATATTGGACCCGACGAAGATCCTCCCGTGGATAGCCCTGCATCTCTTTCACGAAGTTCCGAAAAGTTGGCCCCGATACCTGAACCAGCAAGGAACACTTCTGTTGCATCATCATAGAACCTTTTTATGCTTGGCATGCTATCTTGTAAGTCACCCACAAAGCAAGCTGAGGCTACTTGCTTCCGACTACATCCTAAGTTCATCATTGCAGGGGTGTTGACTCTAATCTTATGCTCATGCTGTGCTTTTATAAATCGTTCTTCCCATTGAGATAGATCTGGACGTAACTTAATAATTGCTTTTGAGATACGAGTGAATACATCTTTGGGTCTCGTCTCCCCTTCATCGTAGTATAGTTTTTTAAAGACATAGAGAGCATTCGCTCCAAGCTTTTTGGACATCCGGGGGTACTCCTTGAGATATTTAGTTAGGGGTTATCGACTTAAGTGTTGAAAGATTTCTTTCAACGGTTGCCACTTCTGGAAGATCAGGTGCCATCCCTTCCACGCACAATATTTTCTTGCAGACTCTATATCAAATTTGACTTCCTTCTCAAGCATCGTCTCTCCAAGAATGAGTTCAGCATCACTTATTAGTTCAGATAACTTCATCAACTTAAAGTTCTTTCTCAACTCTTCTTGGTGGTCGTGCACAACCTTCAACCACTTGTCCCCAGCTACTGGATCCCAGACTTCACCTTTAACTATCATATCAACAATCTTAGGACCATGCTTTGCCCAAAGCTCCAATGCTTTCTTTTCCCCGATGCCATTCACCCCTGGAATGTTATCACTACGGTCTCCAATCATACACCGTTGAACAACCATTGCGAGAGCATCCCCACCATACTCGTAATAAACGTCATGAGGTCCTGCCAGTCGCTTTTGTCTCGGCATCCAGATTTCAACACCATCACGGAGACACTGCCACAGATCATAATCACCAGATATAATAACCCCCACTCTCTTCCTTGTCCAGATCCAGATCAGGTCGTCCGCTTCAAGCTCCGGCATCTTATCCATGACGCAAGGGAAGTGTGAGGCGCACTCCATGATCTCTCCTTTAATGATCGGCTTCTTCGCTTGCCACTCCAGTAAGTCTACTCTTCCCTTTTTGTATTCGGGGTATAAAGCTCTACGCTTCCCTCTTCTGTCATCCCAAGCTATCGCGACTCTATCCGCTTTGAACTTCTCAGCAAGGCTTGCGATCTCTAACCAAAAGTTTTGTTGCACTTCAGGTCCCCGGAAAAAAAGATAGGCGATCATGAAGTCGCCATCTACAAACAACCAACGGTGTTTCATATTAATCCTTTTTGAAGTCGTCTAGTTTGTTTAAGATTCGCCGTAGTCCTTCTTCAGTCCTATTCCTTGTCTCCAACTCCAACTCCATTATCTTAAACCTATTCTTCAATGTTTGTTTTCCCACCCAAACCAACCCCACGATTACTACGACTAGTGCTACAAGGTTGATTCCAGGCACGACGTGAAGATAGGTATGCCAGTGTGCTTCCATCTGTCCTGCCAATTGATATAAGTCCATCTATTACTCCTTGGGGGCGATACGGTCGATCAGTCTTCCAGCAAACTCTGATTGCGCTTTAGTTATCTTCGCGTCTATAAAGTCTACCTTATCTTGAAACTTCTTGACAACGCAAATTACTTTATATCCACCCGCAATGATTAAAAGTAAGATGGTACATAACAGCATTGTATTGATACAGGGATAGGTAAGAGAGAACTCCATCACTCCTCCACAGGTTAAACTACTTTGGGATATCCAATTTATCAAGGATTTGTTTCACGGCCTCTTCTGCAAACGTCCTACGGGTTTCATCTAGACGGTCAATACGATCTTGGAACTTTATAATTCTTACCACCAACCAAAAGATTATTCCCAGCTTTGCAAAACTAAGGAACACAAAGGGTACAAGCATCCATACTTTTATTTCTTGGTGGGACATCAAATGATTTATAACCACTTCAAACATTTCTAATCTCCCACTCCATTCTTCCCTTCCAACTGGTCTGCTTTCTTATGCAACTCCGCAATCAGTTTAACTTTTTCATCCAACGCTTTATATCTTTCCTTCAAACACCCCTCCACTGCTTTCACTTTATAGATAAAGTAAATGATAAGGACACCAATAATCAACATCAAGAATGCTTCCACCACTGTCCAGATCAAACGAATGTCCCGGTACTGATCCATCTGTGTAACAACCCATACGAGAAACTCAGACCAGTTCACGTGCTCTGGAGGAATAAGGGGGATTGGTATTTCGTGATTGTTATTAACTAACCAATTAAGCATCGGGGTGGTACTCCTTCATTTTCTTATGCAAAGTTCTTATTTTGATATAAAGCCTCACAACCATTCCAAGCATCACCGCCAAAGCTGCTAGTTCAAACACGTCCGCAAGAAAGGCACCAATGTGTGTAGGATCATTCTTACATATAAACTCTTTGATCCATCCAGTCACGAATTTCATTTAGTCCTCTTCTCCACACTCACATTCACACTCACAACCATCCATCAGTGAGTAGTTCTGTAGAATATGTCCCTGGGCCAATGCCAACGCTTGATAGATCATCGCAGGAGCACCAACAAAGAAAAACTCTTCCATCCCTTTCCCGTGTGTCGCTACCACACAAAGCGAATGGATATCGTATCCCTTCAACGCTTCCAGCTTCTCAAACATCTCTTGCAAGTCTCTATCGATGTGTATCACTTTTCCCATAACTCCTCCTATTTTTTTTCTACCCACCCCAAGCCCCCTAGTTTAAGATTCTTTCCCCATTACCCGTATTAGGAGTAATAGAAGTAGAACAAGTATCCATCTCTCTAGAACGAAAGAAAGCTTCCATACAATCAGTTAGGTGTCTACCTAACTCTTCGATTTGCTTGACATCCAGTTCACTAGGATCAAAGAAGATACTGAGAGCTCCAAAGGCACTCCCAGGAAGGTTAAGAGGACGACTGTAGAACATAGCGTCAACGTCTTGTGTTCCCGATAAAAGTTTCTCACTCATCGCCACCTCCCTTACTACCATAAAGTTGTCAGCTTCGATCCATAAATGGATAGAGTCTTTCAGACTGATCCATAAATGGATAGAGTCTTTCAGACTGATCCATAAATGGATAGAGTCTTTCAGACTGATCCATAAATGGATAGAGTCTTAGTATTCATCCCTGGATCCTTTATTCAGCTGTAGCAACTCATCTAACTCATTCTACGAGCTAATCCTTTTTCATCCTAGGCCGCTACTCATCTCGTCCTATGGACGAGAAGTTGACGGGCTCCTTTCAGTCACCCAGTCAATGACTCCACTGCGTAGAATCATTGACGGGCTCCTTTCAGTCACCCAGTCAATGACTCCACTGCGTAGAATCATTGACGGGCTCCTTTCAGTCACCCAGTCAATGACTCCACTGCGTAGAATCATTGACGGGCTCATGTTACTGACAAGTCCTTTCTAATCCTGAGAAGACCCCGGATAGACTAGGTTCTGCTCCCACTGACCTTATGTATAAAAAGAGTAGATATAAGATCGTAATACTTGAATATATAGTACTTTTGAGAGTGTTATATAGGTGGTATTACAGTGTTTAATATAGCTTATAACGTTAGATAGGAGGGTTAAATCATGTCTTTCTGTGACCTGTATCTGAGGGATATGACGGAGAAAGAGGCTGATATGGCTAAGGGTACCCCGGTGAGGAACATGTGTTTCTGTGTGGTCATTGGGTGTAATGGGGCTGGGTGTACGGTGGATCTGATGGTGGAATCGATGGAAGGTGGCATGGGTATTCCTGAGATCCCCGGGGTGGAAGATGCGGATGATTGGCAGTTCTAACCTGATAACAACTAACATATTGGAGGGTAATACAATGTTAAACCTAGTGAATCTGTTCGTGGAACTGGTGTTGGACAACGTGTTAATCGGTGTTATCCGCGATGCAGTTAGCGGTATAACGGTAGTGTTAGAGTATCAAACCCCCACAGGTCAAGCCTTTAAACGGGCTAAGATCACCCAGGCTAACCCCGGATACGTCATGTCCTATGACCGGTTAATCGAGGGAGAGTGGGCGAGTCAAGGCCATTCTCACATCGTTAGAACGGGTCATTTGTGCGAGAGTGTGTGGCGGGAGTTCGGCGGTGACGTCAGTTCACTGCTCCGGTTCTGTGATAACAACGCAGCCTATAAAGCCGAAATGATCGGTGAGTAAGGAGGTATACATGTTCCCATTACGGTATATGCTCTGGGATATGAGGATTCAAATCCTCGTTGCTTGGGGTATCTTGATGACTCGACACAATAACAAGTGGAGGTAGCTGTGGAACCTAACTGGTATATCGCGGAGATTGTTGGTGCTATCATGTTCCCGATGGGGTTGGTTTACCGGGGACGGTGCTTAGTTTCCTTAGCTTGTGACAGTGTGAACGTGTGGTTGTATCCCAGTAACGGGATGGTAACCCTGCATCGTGACAAGGCTAAGTTGGTCTTAAAGACTCTTAGGGACAGTCAAGACAAGCCCGTTAAGTGGGAAGGAGGGGAGTAAGATGATCAGAATGTTGCTGTCGTGGTTGCGGGATCTGTCGGTTGACCGGAGCATGAAACGCTTTGCAATGGCTCGGGTCGTGGTTCGGTTTAACTCTTATGTCTCGGGATATGAGTTCAAACCCCGGGACTTCAAGGACTAGAAGGAGGTGATAGCTATGACTTGGCCTTGAGTAAATACCTATCAAAGCCAAGGAGTCTGAATGTCAACTACCTTAAACGATGTAATGGACCTTCACCGTGTCGTCGAGTCCGAGCTGTTCACTCTTTACTTAGAGTCCTTTGACTTCTTTCCACGCGGCTACAACTTCGCAGCCGCACAGCTCTTCAGCAAGCTTGAGAAGGATGTTGCAGAGCTACGTGAGATGATCTTCGAGGTCCATCTTAACTCTAAGTAACCCCAAGCCTTGTAGGTGGGTGGTTAAACCTTCATGGAGACTGACATGTTCACGTTGGCGGAAGATGGGTTTATGCGTTACTCCCACGAGTGTGTTGGAGATGCGATGCACATCTTCCTGGGTGTCTTGTTCGAGTTCGAGCAGAACAACTGGGACTTCCAACCTCACTACTACATGGATCATGGACAACTGTGCAAGGAGAAGTATGTGCTCTCTAGTCCTGAGGGCCAAGAGCTTCTCCGTTCCATCAACTCCATCGATGACCTCTATGCGGTCTTCCCCTCTATGTACGTAAGGGAGTTTGGTGAGACCGCCGCTAATGCTTTCCCCATCTCTAAGGAGATCATGGAGGAAGCCCTGGCGTTGGGGTACATCCACATCTATTAAAGCTAGTACAGTTAGGAGGTGATAGCTTGCGTTGGTTCATTATCGTTCGTCGTGGTAGGCGGTACCGGGTGGAGTATAGGTTCTCTAGGTTCATGGTTCACTAACCAACGAGGAGGAAGGTAGTATGGGTAAGGCTCAGAAGTTCAAAGCGTTGAGGAAGGTAGCCGGCTTCAAGCCCGGCGATGAAGTCAACTACAACATCACCAAGCCCCATGAGATTGTCTGGAAGGACAAGGACGGCATAGAGACGGGTCGCGTTGAAGCTGCTACGCTCGTGGCTGCGGGCCCCCGGAAGACCTATCAGTTGATGAAGACCATCAAGTAGGAGTTACTCCATGGGGGAAGTACAAGAGTCGTATAAGTTCAATGGCAAGAGGATGGTGGTGTGGTATGATTCAGATGATGCGAACCCATACCCCACGAAGATCCGGTTCATGTACAATGACTGGCTGTCGGTAGAGTCCATCGGTCGGAAGAGACGAAGCTGGATCTTCATTGGTATCATCATCGGTGTTGCGCTAACCTTAATCTTACGATAAGGAGGCTACAGTGGCTAAGTATCAGAAGGGTGTTGATAGGCAGGCCCGCAAGGTGATGAAGCGGACCAAGTCGATCCTTAAGTCGGTCGCTAACAATCAGGCCGACAAAGAAGAGCGCAAGGTCATCCTGTGGGGTGAAAGGGAGGCTAATGTCCAAGCCGATTAAAGAACAGTTGTTGGAGAAGGGCTTACTGAAGCTGGCTGGTCACGACAAGGCTAAGCTTCATAAGGCCTACCGGATCAAGAAGTGCAGACACCGTGGTAACGTTTGTGGTCTCTGTACTGAGTGGCAATACAAAGAGTGTCTTGCCTCTTACGGCCCCGGGAAAGATTAATGCCTTGGCCTAGGGGGGTGGAAGGTAAACCCCCCACTTAAGAAGAGGGAGGTGGTGCCTTGCGCAATGAAGAGATAGACAAACAGATCGAACACTACCTCAGGATGATAGGAGTCAATCCTGAAAACCCAGAACCCTTAAATGCTATCGAGTTGGTAGAGATTGATGGCATATGGCAATTGCCGAAGGAGGAGTGATACGTAATGGAACCGAGTCTGGTAATTCGAATCTTAAGGCAGTGCGCGGACAACATCGAGGTACATCAATCACATTCAAGTGTGCACACTATTATACGCCACGAGTTAATCCATCTCGAAGTATATCTGAAGCCAGTGTGGGATAACCTCGTTGCTACTGACCTCCCCATGAACTCCGTTCTCGGACTCCCCACTGTGAAAGATAACGTTGTTCAATTTAATCAACCCTTCAAGAAAGGAGGAGGCGAGTAATGGCGTTCACCCTGTTAGAGGTAGCTGGCTTGACCGTCGATCAAGTTGTATCGGTCCTAGACAAAGCCGTTGGCAATATCATCTCCTGCGTGGATGAAGTCAAGGAGCAACAGCACATCTTGGCTAACTCCGGAATGCATATGCGGGACTACTTGTTAACCACTGACCGACTCCAGACCTTGAATGAGGTACAGGGTCTGATGAAGGCCGCAAAGGAGTTGCTGCGGAGGGTGTAGTAATGCCGACTAAGAAAGAAGATCCGTTTGTGTTTGTAGCCAACCCAATACCTTCTTGTGATCCACGTCAGGTAAAGGTTGGAGTGTGGCCCTTCATTCAATTCACCGAAGCTGATGACCAGCAACTGGAAGACAGCTTCAAGAAGAACTATGTACAGGAAGGAGGTGATGAGGATTGGCAATCAAAGTCCTGGCTGAGAAGACCCTAGAGTTCCAAGGGTCCACCAAAAGCTTTGACAAGGCAATCGCCACGGGTGGAGATGCTCCAACGTCGTTTCAGGAGAAGCATTATCTGCCCCAGGGTTCGGTGCCTGATGGAGTGACTTCCATCAAGTGTCGGTACTACGTTGAAACCGAAGAGTAGTCCCTGACATAGGGGACTGGGTGGGTGGGTGGGTTAAAGGAGGCATAAGTGTTTGCGTATCACTTTTCTATCATGCAGTCCGAAAACAAAGAGCTCCTCGAACGAGTAGCCGAGCGTTTGTCCCGCGAGCTTCCAGTATGTCGGAACCGCGTGAAGGTTATTGAGAGTCCCTCCATTATGAATCCCGAGAAGTGGCGCAGCAAGGATCCTGGTAGGTGTTCTTGGGATAGTGTCGGAGACTGGGCCATTCAGCTCTGCCTTCCCTACGAGCTCGATCAACGGTCGCGTGAGTCAATCAGTAACTGCATCAGCGACTTCATGGCGGGTTGGAGAGCTTGCATGAATGAATGGAATGCTGTGATCGATGCCCAAGAAGTGAGAGCTGTCCTCGTCCGCCAGAACAAAGAGTACAAAGACCTTTGGAAGGCGAGCTTCGATCCCAAGCAGTGCGTCGTTTGCATACACCGGATTGATTGCCTTCCATTGGATATCAAGAAGTTGTTCCGAGAAGAGAAGTATCATTACGCTCGGGACCTTCACTGTGTCTTCGAGGCCCGGATTAACCACTTCGATCATAAAGGACAAACCGTTATTGAAGTATACTCTCGAGGTGGTAAGTGGCACGAAGCTTCTCGTTACTACAGATCCATAAAGCCCGATGTCTGGTTTACAACTAACCCCCGTATCTTAGAACAGATGCGCGACACAATCAATTGGAGTGAGCGCGGCTACCGACAAGACAGGGGAGTTAACTTTCAATGGCTCAACTACAACAAACAAGGAGGAAGGTAGCATGACTAAAACCGCTGGACAGTTGGCAAAGGCAGACGAGGAGATTTACGAACACCTCATGGAGGGTTCGTCCAGGACTCGCGGAGTAGATCCTGAGTCCGCTCGTCAGAAGTTTTACGCGTTTGTTATCCGGGCCTTGGGTGTTCTGGCCCACAAGCAAACCTTCACCATCAACGTTGCCCAGATCATCTCCGCCTCCATCAAAGTCGGAACGGTCTTCGGACCCATCCCCACTGAGGGATCCGAAGAGGTGATCGACAACTGGATCTCCTCTCGCCGGCATCAGGCCAATGCTTGCTTCTCCGACGGCATCAAGAAAGGGGGCTTAACCCTTCCAGCCGGTTGGGAGTTGATCAAGAAAGGCCCTGGGCGTAACAACAGCCTGAAGTTCACCCCGCCGGCTGAGTAGGCTAGGCCTTGGCCAAGATCTGTACGGCCGATACTCCTAGGTGCGAGTGCTGTCCTGAAAGAATAGACTGCCTCGCCCTAGGATTTTCCGAAGCCATTTGTCCTTACCGGGTCTCCCTATCATTCGCAATTGAGGTGTGCGGTGAGTGTATGCGGCTTGGTAATTGGACCGATCAAAGTAAGGTCAAACTTTAACCCTAGTCTTTTGGGAATCGAGGAACAGCAAATCATGGTTGAAACCTTTTGCCATAGCTAGAAGTTACACTACCTTTTCAAGGAGGGAAGTACAATGCCATTCCTCACCTGTGTTAATTGTGGGGACGTATTTGAGACACCGGACAAGATTGACAAGTGTCCGGAGTGTGTGCTCCATAGCTCATTGTTCGATGACATACTGAACGATGTAGCGACAGAAGTGTCGTGCGCTCCTGTTACTTGGGCACATCCAGTTATACATCTTACTCCCGAAGAGGCTGGATTAAAAGCTACCAGCACTTGGCGTGATGACTATGAGGAACTCCTCAATGTCTTAAACCTCAAGGACGTTACCAACCTTCGGGACTTTACATTACTAATTACCGCCATGGGTTGGAAGCGTAATAGAATACACCCGTGGCACGCGATCCTGATTGTAACGTTTTTGTACAACCGGGATCCCAAGATGTGCGAAGTAAAGGAGATGCTGGTGGATGAGCGGTGTGTCGCTTACCACCACTTCACCTCCTTCCACAACCCCTTCAGGCTCTTAAAGTCTTCACACCCTGGGGTGGCGAAGTACGCGACTAAGGTGGATAAGTCCTTTGCAGATCTGGTAGGAGAAGCCGAAGTGGTTCTGCAGAAGGATTCCAACTAAATTTTTTGGGGGCAATAAAATTCTACCTTTTATTGTCCCCAATTAATCCATTATAATAATAATAAGAAATTAATCATAAAAGGAGGTACGATGCATCGAGACGCCTTAGAGAAGAAGCGTCGGAAGTTGGTCATGGGTTTGTTAGGACAACAACCTTTCTTCGGTCACGTCCTAGCTTGCTGTAAGTGGTCTTACGAATCCAAGACCTCAGATGGCAGACCGCTTCCATTGGCGGGGATGATTATCCGGGAGTCGTTAACGATCATCCTCAACCCCGAGAGGTTCTTCACGGAGTCGGAGTATGACCAGAAGTACATCCTGCTCCATGAGATTATACACTTCCTGTTCAAGCATCCTTGGAGAGCAGGTAAGTCCGGGCAAGGCCATGAGTATGAAAACATCGGCATGGACTTTGCAACCAATTCCTTCCTGAGTGATACCTGTCACCTTAAGCCCCCCGAAAATTTACTCCTCCCGGAAAAATACAAACTCGAGAAGAATAAAACCTTCGAGTGGTATCTCCGGCATATCCCTAAAGAGGCCTTTCAATGTCCCTACTGTAACGGCTCTGGTTCAGGCCACGCAAAGGGTAGTGGACAAGGTTCAGGGTCTGGGGGAGATAAGGGTGCGGGAGGTGGCCAAGGAGATCAAGAAGGGCAAGAAGGGGATGATCAAGGTCAAGGTGTTGGCCGTTGTCCCCATTGCGGAGGCACTGGAGTAAGAGGAGCACCCGGTCACTACTGGGAGTTAGAAGTCTCTGAGGCAGAAGCGGATGGGCTTTCTCGCCGGCTCTTCGAAGGTGCATCCAAGATGGCCGGTACTGCTCCGCATGGTGCCTTACGAGATCTCTACAAGGTCGGAGCTGAAGTTGATTGGCGCGATCAGTTTATCAACTATGCCCAAGCAACGGAACAGAATGAGGACTGGCGGTTTTGTAAACGTCACTCTTCAAGACGCTACGGTGCTCCTCCTGGGGCTAAGCACGAATACATGGGTGAGATCCACGTCTTCGTCGATACATCCGGTTCGATGTCTGCTAAGGAGATCGGGGCTTGCTTCTCGATCATTGACAAGTTGAAGCTCATGGGGTATATGATTTGGGTCCACGAGTTCGATGCAGGACCTGCAGCTAAGCCCTATGTGTATCAAAACATTCCCCCTAAGGCGCATGGCGGTGGAGGTACGATGATCCGGCAAGCGCTACTGGATTGCAAGGAAGAATTCCCTGAAGTGACTCAGGCCATCATCTTATCGGACGGTTACATCTTCGATCTGTCCGGTGCAATGCCTGAAGGGTTTACGTCCACGCTTCTGGTACTCACGGAAGACTCCAATGCAACCATGCCCGATTGGGTTACAATGTTACGCATGCGCGTGACTAACTAAGAGGAGGTACCACATGGCCGTAGAAGAACGTCGTGTAGAAGTTAACCTGGAGCAGGCCCGTCGACTGATTCACCTTATGTTGAAAGAAGGCCCCCGTCGGGTAACTGCAGACCTTCAGGGTGGTGCTGGGATTGGAAAGACCACCATCATCCGCGACATGTCCGAAGACCCGAAGATTAAGGTCATCTTCGTTCCCACGGCAGCCGTTATCACTGAGCCCGGTGACTTGGCAGGTATGCCTAAGATCTTCGATGGGCGTACTGTCTACATGGCTCCTTACTGGGCTGTGGAGTCCAATGAGGCTGCGGAGTCTGGACAGTATGAACAAGTCATACTGTTGCTGGATGACTATAACAGACTTCCGGCTCAGATCCTCCAAAGCCTTATGCCCGTCTTCCTGGACTACAAAGTCGGCGCTTTAGATCTCCATCCGAAGGTTCGGGTCATCCTCACTTCCAACCCGGCCAAGTCTGAGAAGTACGCAACGCGTGGGCTGGACTATGCCCAGATGGAAAGGATCCAAACTTTGTATGTCCGCTTGGACTTCAAAGTCTTTACCAACTTCATACTCACTCGTCAATGGAATGCTGAGTGGGTTGCTTTCCTGAAGCTATACCCGGAGAGCATTGGTACCGATGGAGAAGGTATCAGTCCCCGTACGGCAGACTTTGCCAACCAGGCTTTACAGAGTCTGGTACGGGAGCACATTCCCTTCTTCGAGGAAGATGCGATGCTCCGCCTCGATGCGGTGATCGGACCTTCCATGCGGAGTTCCTTCATCACCTGTCTGAAGACCCAACAGAACATCATCCTCCCGGATGACATCCTCAATGGGAAAGTCAGCCAGGAGAAGTTCTTGAAGGTGGCTAAAGCTCCGGACTTGATGAACCTCACCTACAGCCGCTTGGCTTCCCGCCTCCATGAACTTGGAGGTACCATTAAGAAGGATCAAGCCGTCCACGTTCGGAAGTTCGTCCTGGCACATCCGAATGACGAACTGACTTATGTCTTCTTCAAGACCCTCCCCAAGGAAGTCGCCCTGAACATCTGCGATGGGCCGACTATGATCGAGATTCGTAAGCGCGTCTACGATAATTAAGTTAACCCTCAAGGGGGAGCTTCGGCTCCCCCCATGGAGGTACTATGCGTAAACACCTTTGTGAGTGGTGCGAGGGTCGCATCGACTGTCTCGTTAATGATCACCGTGATATTTGCCCTTGGCTTCGTTTCAAGTTCATCCCACCTTTCGTATTCAAGCCTCTGTACGGTCAACGCTTTATGGTTGATCTGATTGAAACAGATCAGGTACTAACCTGCCAAGTCTCAGAAGATACGACTTGCGTATATAGTCCTGGTCTTTGGCCAGACAAGGGGACACCAATAATTGACTGGTGTTATCCCTATCCATTTCCGGTTTAAGGAGTGAGGTATGCCTAAGAAATCTTTTGATGCCCCCGTCACTCCTCCTCGCTATCTCAAGTTCAGGTTCCACGTTCCGGTGATTGCTCCCGTAACTGTAGGTGCCTCCAAGTTACCGATGGCGAGAGAGAAGTGTAAGGGGATGGTTCAACACGGCGACTTCGTTCTCAGTGCCGACTTCAGTCAAGCTCGTGCCGCAAAGTCGAGTCCAGACAATTGGCCTGCAGAGCTTGCATGGATCTGTCCGGACTGTAAAACGGAGAACTGGTTTCTTCTCAGTCGAGGTGACTCTCGTAGTTATGAGTCGTGTAAAGACCGCTGCCGAGATTGCAGCAAGACCTATGTCGTCGTTGAGGGTTACATTCATCGAATGGAAAGTGGATGTGATACGTGTGACAAGCGCATTGAGTGCCTGCTTATCCAGCGGGCCGAAGTTGTAACCCTTAGCATGGAGGAAGCCCTATGAACCTTCAAAACCCTTTACTGCCAACCGTCCAGCAAGTCGTGAGAATGATGGTGGATGGAAAGCTCCCGCAAATTGTAAGTCACGCAGATCTTGTCCAGGAGATAGTCTCACGTTCTCCTGACCCGATCAATGGACGTAATGCTTGGAACTTATTGTCCACGGTCATCTCCAGTCTCCGTCAATGCTCCGCTTGGAAGAATTGCTTTTCCTTAGTTGGAGTTCATGGTAAGGGTAGCCGACGCCAGCTTGAGTACCATCCAGAAGCTTGCGACGTGTGTGAGAAGCGACTTGACTGTTTAACCAGAATGCCCATCTGGGCGGAGGGGTGAGCTATGGTGTTAGAGGCAGGCCGTACAGAGGAGGTAGCTGCATCGGACCGAGACCACAATCGGGCAGTTGAGTTGGTGGAGCGACTACTCCTACAAGTGATCGCACATGCAGGACAGCCCATTGGGATCTTTCGGTTGGTCAAGGTAGTCGAGAAGAACTTTAACTACGACACCCGTGCTGCATACAACATCGTTAAGAGAGTAGTAAAACCCCTTGTCGCTAAGTGCAAACGTTGGCATGAGCCCCATAAAGATTGGGTCGTCTTTAGACCCGACGCTTGTGGTGACTGCGACTACCGGATCGACTGTATCATCGATGCGGACAAGGGAGGACTATAAATGCCTGAAGCTGAAAGACCACCTATGCGTTTCTTTGAATGTCGGACCTGTGATGATATCTTCGAGTGCATGTTTAGCAATGACTACACTGATCCGGCAAAGTGGTATTGCCCTTACGGTCTCTGGTACTCTTGTCCCCCCTTCCTCTTCGGTCTCTGGCCTAATCAAGGTACAATGGCTCCCGCGGTTATCTATTGCGATCCTGAGAATGCTCAGATCGATTTGGGTAATCCCCGCCACGACGAAGAGTTCAAAGAGATGAACAAGACTGAAGACATCCCTTGGGATAAGTTGAAACGTCCCATCAAGGGATATCCGTTTCCATTCTAAAGGAGGTGATGACATCTGGACATACGATTAAAGTTTGAAGAAGTACTCGGAATTTTGGACAGAGAGGGCATTACAGAAATCTCCACCGGCACTCTCGCACTTCGGATTGATCGTCTCTTACCTGGCAAAGGACTTAACGTTGCGTTCCATATGATACATCGGTTCGCCCACAAGACGCCAGGCTGGATGTTAACTCATAATGTTAAAGGCGTTAAAGTGATGAGGAGGGTTAGATGAGTCTTTTCGCGGAGGTTCGAGTCTACGTCAAAAAGACTCTTGACGCGGCGGCGACACACGGTCCCTTTGATATTCCTTTGAGCCACCTCACAACTTTTCTCATCCAACACATCTCAGGCTTCCAGGCATACCCGTCCAGTGACCGTTACCGCAAAGCGTATAACTATGTTATCCAAATTTCAAGACACGTTTGCGGCGGTGATTGGCAGATCCGGGAAGTGGAGGGTAAGCGCTGCCTCTCCATCAAGTGCCCTTCCGTTAGGTTTAAGGACTACACAAAGTGTGACTCCTGCAACCAGCGGGTAGCTTGTCTACTCAAAGGATTGCCTTTCTAATAACCCCTAACCAAAACAAGGAGGCTACACCATGGCTAACGAGACCACCAAAGGCATCACCGCGGCTAAGGCTTCTAATGCAGTTAACCTTTCCACCGATGACAAGGAGGTATTACCTATGGCTACCGAACTGAAGACCCCCGTTGTGACCGCTGCTGCTCTGGCTGCTTCTCCTTCCGTAGATGCTGACACTGCTCTGTACGAGCAGGTGATTGAGGCTCCGCGTTCCGGCAAACGGAGCACGGACGAGAACTCCGCGTTCACCCAGTTCAAGGACTTCACCCACAAGATGCTGCGCGTGGCTTTGTCCAAAGGCCATTCGCAAGTCCGGGTGGGTCGCTTGATCCAAGGCGCTGTGGACCTCGGCATCTTCAAGGAAGTGACTCCCGCGGATCAGCGGTACCGCCGTGGCTACAATTACTTCACCCAGCAGAAGAAGTCCTTGCCCGACGGATGGGTAGTGCAGTCCGTCAATGGCAAGAACTGCTGTTGCTACACCAAGTCCTTACCGAAAGGTAAGTAAGCTTTAACCCGGGAGGGAGGCTTAGGTCTCCCTCCCAACTTTTCTAGGAGGGCCTATGAGCCTAACTTGCGACGTCTGTCCTAATCGTATTGAATGTTTAACTCTAGATGTAAGTCCTCCTAGGGCTGTTCAACATGTACCTACGGAGAAAGGGCATCAATGGATTGAGGCAGGACTTGAAACTACGATGATGTCTTTCCTGTATGCCATTGGAGGTCCATGTGGCTACTGCAACGACACCACTGAGAGGTGGCTCGAGCGGATTAATATCGAAGCCATTAAGGAAGAGGATGCTATCCCTGGAATTGAAACCGGTCTCACGGCTAGAGATTTAGATGAACTCTGGGAACAGGATCTTATTAAGTACAGCTTCCCAGACTGTTCCGCCTGCTCTATCTCCAAGGAGTATCTGGATAACCATTTCTACCCTTGCGCTACTGGTGGCGCTCAGGAGGAGGTGATAAATGAACCGCGTACTCTTCAACCGTCAAGGTGAAATTGGACACAATGTTGTACATACTGTTATCATTCAACCTCCCACCTGTTGTATGTCCTGTCCGGGTAGGATTGAATGTATTATTATTGAGAGAGTTTACTCTTGCCACCTTAAGGTTGAATGGTATGTACCTCGAGGTAGGAAGAATCAGACTATAGTGGTATGGAGGCAGTTACATATTCCACACCATAACCTCCAAGGAGACCAGGTGTGGAATACAGACAATAACAATGGCAACCCAGTTGAACGGTTTGCAACCCATCTGGATGATAACTTCAAACGACTTACTGGTTTAACCTTAGTGGAGTTCGAAGAGAAGTTAAGGGTGTAATCGTTACACCCTCTTTCGATATCGACGTAGCCTTTTATTAACATCCTTTCACTACATCAACCTTCCTACACTCCCCTAGAGTAGTATACACTGACACTACTCCCCACCCCTGGACCGCATCAAGGGAGTGTAAGCAGGCCTATCCTTTTGAGTTAGTCTGCCAACACCCAGCCAGATATAAACCCCCGCCGCCCCGTCCCCTTCACCCTTCTAATACCTGAGCAGTCACCTACTTACACCCTCCCCTTGTGACACCCAGCCACTAACCCGCCTATACCCCTTCATCCAGTTAACTGGTCGCTAGTCCTACATCCAACAACCGTGCCCTGAGATCCATTTAAAGAGGCGTGCCTAATTCATCCATCATCCCTTTTAATTCTCTGGGGTTAATTCATCATGTGCCCTTTAATTGTTCTTTCCCTCTTGGCTATTGTACTTCTCTTCTTGTGCCAAGCGCCGTGCCTTATTTTTATGGACCCGTTATTTTTATCTTGATTAAACCCCCTAAGGGCAGTTATAATATAAATAATGAAATTGATTGTTCCAAACAAACAACCCACAACCCAAGAGGAGGTAGTAACCATGGCCAAAGAACAAACCCCTAACGCAGTGCAGTTGGCTTCCGATGATGAAGCCTTGTACACTGCCGTAATCGAATCCCCCGCTAAGTCCAAGTCTGGGGATCCCACTTCCGCCTTTACCATGTTCCGGACTTTCCGGGACACCATCCTGCGCGTAGCCCTTGCGAAGGGTAATAAGCAGGTACCGGTGGGGAGAGTTATCCAGGGCGCGACTGATCAGAAGATCGTTCCTGATTACCGTCGTGGGTATAACTACCACACCCAACAGATCAAGTCCCTCCCCGCTGGATGGAAGATCGATACCATCAATGGGAAACGTCACTACGTCTACACCAAGTAACCAACCCCTAACCGAAACCCCCCGAAAGGGGGGTTTTTTATTTGCCCAATGATGTGCCGGATCAAGGGTGCCTTTATTGTGCTAGACCTTCTATCTTTCATCCCTTTAATTGTGTAGAGACTTAAGCCTTAAATCCTACCCGTGCCCTCGATCCTTTTAATTGTGCTGAGCAGCTTTTCATTTAAGCCCAGCCGGGTGGACCTGGACCTATGATTAATACTAATCATATTATCTGTTGTGCCCTTTTATTGTGCATCGTTTAAATCATCCTTTAACCCGTTCATGGACCTAGGTGTGATTTCTTTTTTTGGAGGCATTTATTTTCCACCTTTATTTTCATCCAATTGATCCCGTATAATTAAATTAAAAAATAATGAGTCATAATCCACCGCCACAGCATCCGCCCAATACCAGGACGATATACAAGGGACGTGTGGTGACGATCTGCCCACGGTGTGAGTCAATGAGACTGAACAAAACCCTCTCACCTAAATGTGAGAACATGGTACACATCTTTTGCATAGAGTGTGGTAAGCAATGGACGGAGTATACATCTTACTGTAACTTCTGTGATGACCGTATTGAATGTATGGTCTCAGGAGGTATCCAATGACCGATAAGAAAGTAGCACCTGAGGAAGCGTCAGCTGCCCTACTCTGGTTGGAGTGTAAACAGATCTGTAGGGGGAGTAAGTCAATGTTCTTCCCCAACATCACCCATGAGGAAGCGGTAAGAATCCGTTCAATGGGGTTTGACAAGTTCATGGAGTGGATGAAGGAGGAAGATGACAAACAACTGCAGTAGCTACCCCCGGGCGAATCGACTATACAATCACGCGAGCAGCGCGGCCACGGGCGGGATAGCTTCTCTCATATATGCGGACCAATTTTAGGGGGTCACATTCACAATGGGATTAGTTAGATGTCAACGTTGTGGAGACTGGATAGATACCGATCTTTGCAACCGGTGCACAATCGATTTAAAACTACGTTGCTTCGTCTCAGAGAAGCCTATGTGTAATCGTGCCTTGTGGTTGTGTGATAAGTGTAACATTCACTGGAAGGAACGCTATCCATCCCTCACGTGGTAATAAATTTTGGGGCAACATGCGGGATAAAATTCAAACACATAAGACACCAATGGTTGCATGTCCATGTTGTAAGAAGAAACTGGACGCGGCTACGGGTATAGATGCACGCAACCCATCCCCCGGGGATTTTAGTATCTGTGTGTACTGTAAGACGTGGTTGATCTATACTAATGACCTAGGATTACGTACAGCGCAAGATGAAGATGTTGTTAAGTTGAAACCCCAAGACCTAGCATTGCTTAAACACTTTACCCAATCCTTGATGGAGGGTGGAATATGATTAAGAGGATCATGGTACACCTCACTCGCAAACCCACAGGACAACCTAAGTGTGGGAAACATGTGCCGGGGGAGAAGCGAGTCCTCGAATGGCCCAATGGGAGTTGGAGAACCTTAGTGTGTGAAGATTGTTTCAAGTACCGTAACAAGAGAGTCACCTTCATCTTCAATGAGCTACTTGACTGATGCCCCGGAGTATGTATGTGTGTAACTGTGGGACTACCGTGATATTCAACTACGTGAGTAGCTTTGCGGATTGTCACCCTATGCGGTGTAGGAAATGCTTTGAGGTGGTACGGGTTACCGCTAGGGGAGAAGATCCTTGCCCCACTTGTGAGATGCGAATCGAATGCCTACCGAAGAGAGTGGTGAGAGCATGATGTTCAGTTGCCCACATTGTCAATCAAATGATTACGAGCCTTACACTAGCCACCGCAGCTACCGTTATCCTGGTCCGCCAGAGTGTAAGCTCTCTTGCCGGATGTGTAATCGTTCTTGGATGGTGGGGCCAGATTTTGGGAAGTGCGATGTGTGTAACCACAGGATCGACTGCCTGACCAATTTTGGGAATGATCAAACTCCATGGGAGGTACTCATCGCATGACAGAGCCGAGGAAGAGTTTGGGGGATAAGACGTTGAAGGAGTTGTCCA